TCAGGTCTTGTGGAGCGGGTAATGGGAATCGAACAACGATTTCTCTCCATGAATCCGCAAAAGCACAACCTTTACTCTCGAAACATCATAAAAAACCAGAAAAGCGCTTGCCATAACCAGCAAGCGCTTTCTTCGTTCTAGGATATTTTTCTGGGTCAAAAAATGGGTCAATCGGGGGGTCATCCGTGGGCCTTGTTGATGGCCGCAGTCGTGGCCTCTGCCAGCTCTTCCCGCTGGCCCTTTATCTCATGCCGGTACACTCCGAAGGTGTCCATGTTCTTGCTGTGTCCAACCAGCATCTTCAACTGGCCGTCCGTCAAGGCTCCTGCCTCCATGCTGACAAAGGTGTGCCGCATCTCGTAGAGCGTGACAGCTGGCGTGATTCCGTTCGATGCCTGATACTTCTCCCACCGGCGTTTGAGGCTGCGCTGGCAAGGAATCTGGAACAGGGGCGTGTTATAGTTTAGCTCAACACCGCTATCTTTGAGGAGCTGCACCTGTGCCTCGTATGCTTCCCGCGCCTGCTGGCACATATCAAATGACCGGATGCTGTTTTCGTTCTTGCCGGTCGTTTCTTCCTCATGCGTGTTGATGCTGCGGCGAAGGTTGACCGTGGGGCCCTTGATGTCGCCGTACCAGAGACCGACCAGCTCTCCGGGCCGGACACCGGTAGACACGGCGAAGCGGTAGGCGTAAATGTAATCATCGAAAACACGTTTTGAGTACAAAAGCCGCGTATCAACCGAAAAGAGAACACGCAACCCGGACGGCTGAAGAATCTTCTTCTCACCCATGCGGGCATTTTTCGGGATGGTCAGCTCCGGATTGAGCGTGGTGTACCGGTTTTTCCTGCACCACTTCAAGAAGCTGTTGGCCGTGGAACGAATGGTCATCAGCGTTTTGCGGCTCAATGGCTTGTTAAGAGAGCTGCGCTGCCGTTCTTTCTTCAAGCAGCGCTTTTTGAACGACATATCAATAGCCTTTTGCAAATCGCCCTCGGTCAGTTCTTCAATGCGCAGGTTCCCGATGACCGGCAGAAGATAATAGTCGCCGTATTTTGTGCACTGTTCCAGATAGGACGTGCCACTGGTGAGGGAGAGGTCTTGCAGCCATTCCGCATAGAGGACAGAGACCTTTTTTCTGCCGTCTCGGATGCTGTCGTCCAGCCATGCGTCAGCCTTCGCGTTCGCTTCCCGCTGCCCAGTGCGGCCCGGCGTGGAGCTGTAGAAGCTCTTCATCACGCCGTTCTTCTGAACCCTGATTCTCCAACGGTTCGTGCACTCTTGCCACTCGGCAGTGTTCGTTCGCTTTTTCAATGAAACACGCCTCCCCTCATGTCCTTATAAAAGTAGTAGGCTCGCCGGACGTATTCCTCTGTGGTGTCCAGAGCTTCCGCAATCTCGCAAGCGTCCATGCCGCGCTTCAGAAGCGTTAAAAGCGTTTCTTCCGGTATCGCGTGGAGTATGTACCAGCGGTCGGCTCTGACCTCGTGGCGCTCCCGGATGTCGAAGGGTGTGAGCCGGGTGTAGAACCCGCCGTAGACGCAGTGGCCGATCTCATGCCCCAGCTGGGCAGCCTCTTCGGCTCTGGTGAAATGCCGGGTGCTGTCCATGCCGATGCAGCAGTGGCCGTTCACTTCAATGCTCATGCTGCCGGTGTTTGGCAGCGGAAAATTGTAAATGTCGATGCCGTTTTCATTTGCCACGTCATAAAGTTCATTTAGTCTGTCCATTCGCATCTCGCTCCTTTACGAAACGAGCGAAGCTCTTGACCTCTTCAAATTGAGCGTCGGTCACGTCCCCGCCCCCAAAGAGTGCAAATTTGATATCGTCATCTGTCACCTCGCGGCTGTCTGCTGCGGGGCCTTTTTCTTTTTCCGGCTGCGCAGCTTGAACGCTGGGCGCTGTCGGGTCGTCGGTTTCGCCAAATAGGTATGCGCTAGTCGTTCCTAGCTGTTCGGCGCAAAAATTTACGAATGCTCTTGGAGGTTCCGTATTTCGTTTTTCAAACATACGGATATAGTTATCTGCATGGCCTGAAGCCGTGCAAAGCGCTTTTCGCGTCATTCCGTTCTGCTTTAATAAAAAGTCCAGTCGATTGAACATAAAATTTCCCATGAGGCACCTCCAAATTAACTAACGGCTAGATATTTTCAAAGAAATTAGCTTTTAGCTCTTTACAAACTAGTAAAAAGCTAGTATAATAGCTATGTAAACAAAAATTAGATGCTAGCTAAATAATAGCACCCATGAGCTAGAAAATCAATAACAAAGAGGTAAAAAACATGAAGTACATCGACATCAACGCAAAGTTCACCGCAGCCGTCAACAGCTATCTGGCACAGGGCTACATCATCAACACCGCCTCGATGGCTGGCAGTCAGGGCGAGGTTGCTCACATTGACCTGACCAACGGTAAGCAGATTGTCCGCGTCCTGCTGGACCACTTCACCGAGTGGGAAGATTACAACCAGCTGGGAGGTCTGAAGCTCGTGGTCGGCATCGCCACCGACAACGTCAAACCCAACGATGACGAGCGCCACAACATCATCTGGAACAACCGGCTGGAAGTCATCTCCTGCGAGAAGTTCTACGAGGTGAGCAGCAACCGCGATGATTCCGCGTTCTATGGAACGCGAGAGGAAGCCACCGCAGCCAACAAAAAGCGCTTTGAGCGCTACTGCCGCCGCGATTGCCGCATCAAGAAGCACCTTCCCGAAAAGGCTTCTCCGCTGGTCAAGGAATTCGTTCGCCGAAAGTTCGATCTGAAGCGTGTTGTGGTGAGCAACATCCAGATCACCAAGCAGAACAGCGTATATACCGTTATCTACAACAATCACAGCGCACAGCTGCACTGATTCAAAGGAGGATAAGAACATGATGGTCGAGTTCAAGCAAGCACATCTGGAAGCGGAGTACAAGGAAGCGGGCTATGCCCACATCATCGCCAACGGCTATATCTGCCGCTGGCCCAGCAACGAAACGTTTGCAACAGCTCTCGCCTGCGGCGAGGTCGAGTTCTTCATCCCCGGTGGGACGTGGGAGCCGGTCCCCGCGCAGGAGTTCGAGGAGCCTATGCACGAGGAGTATCTGGCACAGGTCAAGTTCGCCTTTGCTCCTACCCGCTGGGCGAACGCAATCTGGCACACTTCCCCCACGGCCAAGCGGTACGCAAAGACGATGGCCGAGGCACAGGAGGCAATCCAGACACTAGAGAACCGCTATCCGAACGACCCGCATCAGCAGGTCATCGAGAGCCGCATCCGCATTCGGATGGTAACCGACTGGGAAGAAGTCGAGGGCTGAACCGTAACCCGCCTGACGATGGCTGCATGGCAGCAGCCGAAACCACCCGGCAGCCAGCCGGGGAGGTCGCGGGAACCACCGCAATCAACAATCAATTTTCGGAGGTATGAAAAATGTCTGCAAATGTCGAAACGATGTTTTATGTCCGGGAGAAGCCTTGGCACGGTCTGGGGAAGATGGTGCAGGAAGCGCCCACCAGCGCGGAGGCGCTGAAGCTGGCCGGTCTGGACTGGACTGTTGAGGCTCGCGATATGTGGCTGAACGGCGGTTACGAGCCGATTCCCGGTTACAAGGCCAACGTCCGCAGCTCGGACAACAAGGTTCTGGGCGTGGTCAGCAACAAGTACCGCATCGTCCAGAACGCAGAGGCTTTCGCGTTCACGGATGCGCTGATTGGCGGCGATGTCCACTATGAGACCGCTGGCAGCCTGCTGGACGGTAAGAAAATTTGGCTGCTGGCAAAGCTGCCCGATTCCGAAATCTGCGGGGACAAGACCGAAACCTATATGTGCTTCTCCAACACGCATGACGGCTCCGGCGCTGTCCGTGTCTGCATGACCCCGGTTCGCGTGGTCTGTAACAACACGCTGAACCTTGCGCTGGACACTGCGCAGCGGGCATGGAGCGTCCGTCATGTGGGCGATATCAACACCAAGCTGGTAGAGGCCCGGCAGTGCTTGGACATGGCCAACAAGTACATGGACGAACTTGCAACCCGCGCCGACCAGATGGCAAACACCACGGTCAGCGATGCCCGGCTGCGGGAGATTCTGGACGGCCTGTTCCCGGAAGCTGACGATATGACCGACCGCCAGAAGCGTCATGTGCAGGACATGAAGGACGGTTACATGGTCTGCATGATGGCTCCGGACCTCTTGAAGTTCCGCAATACCGCATGGGGCGCGGTGAACGCAATGAGCGATTTTGTCACCCACAGCGCCCCGCACCGGAACACGAAGGACTATCAGGCGAACAACTGGAACAACGTGATGAACGGCCACTTCCTGATGGATGCCATGGCAAAGGCCGTCACCCGGTAAATATTTGATGGCTGTGCTATCTGGCCTGACGGGCATTCAGAGGATTGTTTGAGCGCCAGAACATGAAGTAAGGAAGGAGTGCAAAATGCGCATGGAAAGAAAGCCGGAAATTGGAGATGTAATGTTCCATGTATGTGAGCATCTCTACTACGTCCCGGAGCACGCGGCTCCGTTGAGCGAATACTGCGTCTGTGAGGCCGCAGTCGTGGGCTTTCTGAAAGGCGGGTACACCGAGGTGAAGCTGGTCGGGAAGAATCCGGGAGGTTTCAATACGCCCTATCACTACAAGATGGCCGAGGTCGGCAGCAAGGTGTTCTTTGACGCCCACTCCGCCGCAAAGTACGCCGAAAGCCTGACGGTATATGCGGAGCAGCATTGGAGTTGGGCAGGCGCACAACTTCGCAGGCCATACAAGGATTTATTGGAGGCGGGAAGCCGTGGCAAGGTTGATATCGGAATACCACTCCATCGGCATTGATGTTTGAAAGGAGATGAACGCATGAAGAAACTCAAAATTGCAGCAGCCCCGCCGAGGGGCAGCTATCACCGCATTCCGTATTTCGCCCTTCGCGGGATGTTTCAGGTTCGCGGCTATCAGGATCAGGAGGTCGCGCAGGCTATCGGGATAAGTCCAAGCACCCTTTCCACCAAGATGCAAGGCCATTCCGCGTGGACGAGCTGCGAGATTGCCGCTATCTGCGAGCTACTGGAAATCCAGCAGAAGGACATCGGGAAGTTCTTCTTCCCACAGGCAGAGCAGCAGAAAGGAGCATGAAGATGAACGGCAGAGCATCCAGCACGGCCAAGGAGCCGGACGCGCTTATTCACTTGAAGGGCAAGCTGGAAGAAGAAAAGACCCGCCACGCCCACATGATCGCCGTCAACAAGTATTTTCGAGAATACGGAACGGTAAGCGACTGCGAGGGCGTGGGCAGCTGCGAAAAGGCCATGATTGAAGGACGGATGAAAATGGGAGACCGTTCGCCGTTCCTGCCGTGGCAGTTCAGCAGTTCCAAAGACCGCATTCGCCGGTTGCAGGCCCGCATCAGGGACGCAGAAACGGCAATTGCAGCAGGTTCGCAGCCGGTCAAGGTCGAAGGGCTGCCCGGCGTTACCTATTACGAGAACGGCGCTCTCATGCGGGTGCAGCTCACGTTTGAGAATGACCCCGGCCCGGAGGTGCGCGGCATCCTCAAGGGAAACGCTTTCCGCTGGTCGTATTCGCAGCGGGCATGGCAGCGGATTTTGAGCGAGAACGGCAAGCGAGCGGCCCGCGCAGCGCTGGAAGAAATCAAAATCCTTCAGGGGGAGGACAAAACGATGAATGACAAAGAACGTCAGAGCACAGCTGACATGAAGGAGGCCCGTGCAAAGCTCCTTGAATGCTTCCCCGGCAGCTTTATCAACGACCGGGAGGAATTTATTGCCCACCCGCGCACGAACCAGTATTTTATCCTGCGGGACTGTAAGACCGTTGAAGCGGTCGAGGCAAAGGTACTGGAATACCTTTCGCGACCTGCGTTCAAAACGCAGCCGTATTCGCAGGAGTGGAGGAACCGGAGGTTCCACGAGTTTATGCTGGCCGGGGTCAATGCTTTTCTGGACACAGACTTTTCCGAAGAAGATATGGAGCTAATTTACACCTATATGGGCAGTGGCATCAAGCGCGGCCTGACGCTGGCCTTTATCGACCACGACATGAGCATGAAGTGGCTTAAAAATTGGATTTCCGAAAACTGAAAGGAGTGTTTACCATGAACGGAATGTTTTATCGCGGTGAGGTCTACTATGTGCTGCCGGACGGCAACGAGGTCGGCAGCGAGCAGCACAGCGGGCGGCCCGCTATCATCGTCAGCAATAACCAGAACAACAAGAACGCGGCCACGGTCGAGATCGTCTACCTGACCACGCGGGAAAAGAGAGCCATGCTGACGCACGTTTACATCAGCACCGCACAACTGCCCTCGACCGCGATCTGCGAGCAGATTTTTACGGTGGACAAGACCCGGCTGGGCAGCTATTCCGGCAAGCTGACGGAACGCGAGATGAAGGATGTTGAGTTGGCCATGATGGTGAGCCTCGGCCTTGACAACTACCTGTCCAAGCCGAAGCCGGTTGAAGCTCCTGCCATTGCAGCAGTGCCGGTTCCGGTCGCCGCTCCTTCGGTGCCCGACACCAAGGAAGAGCTGGAAAAGCTCCGTGTGCAGCGTGACACCTACAAGGAGCTGCTCATGGAAGTCATCGGCAGAAAGTGAGGAAAATATGAAGCTGAAAGATATGGTTGATGTCGTTATCAACAACGATATCTGCGTTGTCCTCAAAGTCAAGGACGGACAAGAATTGAATCTGATTTCTTTGGGCTGCTTTTTCGGAAGCGAATCAATGTTCAGGCTTACGAAAGGCCGGACCGTTGCTTGCACTGTGTTCGAGAATAGCGGGAAGAGATATTCGTTCCACTGGGGAGCTGATGGACACACGCTCGTTACCGAGCAGTGCGCAGCACTCGGAAGAATTGTCCAGAGCTGCATCGAAAAAGACTTCGGCATCGTATGCCAGACCCACTAAGGAAGTGAGGTATCATGATGTCTGGAAACATTGGTGATAAAATCCGCACGGTGCGGAAGGATGCCGGTTTGACGCAGACGCAGCTTGCGGAACGGATGGGCACGACAAAACAGACCGTACACCTGTACGAAAGAGGCGAAATCAACCCTAAAATTGACACCGTTGTGAAGTTCGCTGAAGCGCTGAAGGTTCCTGTTGAATATCTGGTCGGTACGGAATCAGACTGCGAACATCATTGGGTCAGCGTCAAAGTGCGCCTGCCAGAGCTGGACGAGGACGAACCATTTGCCCGCTGCATTGTGAATATCATTCGATGGTGTGAGGGCTGGACAGGCATTTGGAACCAGCCGGAACCCGACTTGAATGAAGAAGAGTTCACCGCTGCTGCCCTCTATAACCCGGAGCAGAAAACTTTCACAGTGTATGATGGCTTTGGCAGCTCGATGGTGATAAACGCTCTACTCGACCCGACCGATTTCAGCGGTGCATCCGGCACTCGCATCACTCACTGGATGCCGATGCCGATGCCGTTCGGAGTTTTGAAGGAGGAAGAATTGAGATGGTGAATTTTGAATTGAAGCCCTGTCCGTTCTGCGGAAAATCCGCAAGGATTCGCAACTTCGGCGAACGGTACCGCGTGGTATGTTCCAGCTGTGGAGCCAGAGGAGAAGCCGTCTGCATAAAGCAGTGGCACTCCACGAAGTACATTGCCCAGAATCAGGCTGCTGCGCTTTGGAATTCTCGTTCCGCTGCGCGGGCTGCAATGATTTCCGAGATGGAAACCCTGAAGGAACGCGATGCCGCGCTTGAAGAACTGTGGGCGAAGTTTGCAGACGTTCCAATGAACCCCGAAACGGAAAAGCTGGAAGCCTCATTCCTACACTTCCCTGCCGGAACGAACCGGATGGAGGTCTGGCGCTGGTTTGACGACCGGCACAGCAAGGGCGTTTTGTTTCTTCTGTACGGCGTTCAGGCCGATGGCCGCCGCTGCGAAGCTGTCTGGAGCGCTCAGAATCAGGACGACATTGAGGATGTGCGGTCGTACATCGAGCAGTTCTCTGATGCAGACCTCCAGAGCAAATACCACGTTGACCGCGACACTATCTGCAAGCTGATTCCGGCTGCGGCTGCCAAAATGCGGAAGTTTATCGACAACGACGATTCTTGGACATTCCACCGTGATTCCGCTATCGAGAGAACCGTCAAAGATTACCTGAAGGGAGAGATTCAGTTATGAAAAATCGAATTTCCTGTTTCGCCGTGGCCGTTGTGCTGCTGGCCCTGACGCTGTGGTTTGCCGCTTGCGGCTCAACTACTGCTGAGGCCGAAGTTGAATATTGCTGATTGGAGGCGCGAGCGTGAAAGCTGTTTTACTGAGTATCCAGCCTGAGTGGTGCAAGAAAATTCTTGACGGAGAAAAGACAGTTGAGGTGCGCAGGACTTGCCCTGTGCATGGAACACCGTTTAAGGTATACATCTACTGCACTTTGGCCGGGAGTGACAGCCTGTTTATGGATGCCCTCAACCGGGATGTGGCCGCGTGGAACCGTGGCGGCTGGCCAGAAAAAAGGGGGCGCGTCATTGGCGAGTTCACCTGTAAGAAAATTACTGGCCTAACCCATGTTGGAGAAACAGGAAACTGGGAACCGGCAAGCCTGTACGTTATGGCGCCCGGATTGTACTACAAACCAGCCGACGAGCTTCTTAAAGCGGCCTGCATGAGCAAGGAAACCGTCGAAAAATATCTCAAAGGCCGTGACGGCTATGGCTGGCACATCTCAGACCTGAAGATTTATGACAAGCCGTTACCCCTGAGCAATTTCATCCCGAACTGTCGTCACCTTGAGGTTGAGGCTGGATGCCGTGCGTACAGAGAACACGGATGGAGTTGTCCTGACCAACGGTACGACCTCAACCCGGATGGGAGCGTCAATATGGCAATATGCCAAAGGAGCGTGAAACGACCGCCGCAGAGCTGGTGCTATGTGGAAGAGAAGGATATAGTAGATTTGTTATTGCACAGCAACGAATTGGAAAAACAGAGGTAAAAGATGATGTACGATTGCTCAAAATGCCCGGCACGTCAGAGCTGCATTGCGGCAGCGCAGCCGGGTTCCGTCTACTGCGCGATTAAGCTGATGCAGACCGGTGCGTCAAAGGCTGACATGGAGCCTATCGAACCGAAGCCGCTGCCCACCTACTGCCCCTACTGCGGGAAGCCGCTGCGCGTCATCGGAAGCGAGCGATTTTGCAATAACCCGCGCTGCCTGAACCGATACCAGCCGATGGGACGGTGACGGTATGACGCAATACTGCCGTTACTGCTGCAACGCATCTCTGATTGACGATGATCTAGCCCACTGCAACGTCAAGGATATTGAGCTTGGCCCTCCTGCCCTGAAGCGGTCGAACCGCTGCAAAGACTTCCTGTTCTGCGAGCTGGACGTTCTGACACAAACCCGCATCTACCAGCCGAGGGTCGCAAAGCCCCCAGCTGAGGCCCCGGAAGATGCTGGGCAGATGAGCCTGTTTTGATGTACAAGTGGGCGTTACGCCTATTTTTTATCCGCAAGTGACTAGCTTTCAACTAGAGAAAATTCAAAAAGTTAGCGCAAAGCTATTTACAAACTAGGTGAAAGCTAGTATAATAGCTAGTGTCGAGAGCAATGCATAAAAACAGGAGGAATCAAACAATGGACGCTGCATCTATCAACATCCCCGCAAACTTCGCTGCAGATTGCAACAACACCCTCAAGCGGTACAACGCCGCCCAGACCGACGCCGAGTGCCGTGCGGTGCTTGGCCGCCAGACCGTGCAGGGCCTGTGTTGGGCGCTCAAGTTCGTCTGCCAGCTTCAGACCGCTTACATGAGCGAGAAGGAACTGCAGCACGCGATCCGGCTCACCCACTTTCGTGGTGCTGCGTGCCCGACATTCAACGCCTGATAAGGAGGTCAAAATTATGAAACGCTATAAGGTGTACGTCTACAACACGGTTGATAAGTTCTGGGACTGCTACGAGGTCAACGCAATCGACCCGGTGGACGCCCGGAACGTAGCCGTGCAGCGGCTGGTCGATGAGACCGGGCACGGTCTGGATGTCTACGAAGTGACCGACGTGTGCGAAGTCAAAGAATAAGGAGAACTGAACAATGAAACATCTAACACTTGCGGAAAGCACCTACGACCAGATTATCGATGGGGTCAATGACGGCCTCACGGTCTGGCACTTGAGGAAAAATACCCTTAGGCGGTTGGGAGTGACCGGCAGCGGATTTCTTGTTGGAAGTCTTTTCGATGCGGACGGAAACTTTTTACACGACGTTGTAATCTCTCGCAAAGGGAAAAGCAATCCCGCCTGATGATGGCTGCATGGCAGCAGCCGAAACCTCCCGGCAGCCAGCCGGGCAAGGTCGCGGGAGCCAACCGCAGAAAGGAGGCATAGAACGTGCCTGAATATTACACCACGCAGGAGGCTGCAGAGGCCCTTGGTGTGTGCCGTCAGCGTGTCCTCCAGCTGAGACTGGAAGGAAAGCTCGTTGCCTACTCGCACGGCGAAAAAGGCTGCAAGAGCAAGTTCTTTTTCCGCGTTGAAGATGTGGAGTTTTACAAGCTCCACAAGAACGATGCCAAGTCGCTGCCCCCGCTGCGTCCAGTCGGCGCAGAGAAGGACAGCGCGTAAGATATCAAGATGGGAGGGCATGAAAAATGCGTAAGGTTGTGAAATTGGCGACTGCTGCGCTGGCACTGGTCGGTGCATGGAAGGTCGCAAGCTGGATGTGCGAAGGAACTGCGTGGCTGCTGGTCAATCGTGGATTCTGGGAGCCGCAGGCTGCTGCTGAATCAGCGCCGTGGATTCTGTTCGCGCTGGCAGCGGGGCTGGCAATGTCTTTGTACGGAATGTATGAGGACAGCCAGCGGTACAAGCGCAGCAGCCCCTATGGCCGCGTTCAGCACAGCGAGCGCCGCAACGACAGCAGCAGAAAGGCGGGCTAAGACATGAACCCGATGTACGACCTTGCGCTGGACGGCTACGGCCCGCCGCTGGAGCCGCCGGATGGGTACTACTTCCTGACGGATGCCCAGATGGCAGAGCTGGCCGAGCGGGAGACTGAAGAAGAACGGGAGGATGAACTGTATGGAGAATGAATTGACCGTCCGGGTGGAGCGCCCGGCAATTCCGGCCATGAGCTGGAACAAGGACGAGGTTGAACGGAACCTTGACGAGATGCTGGCGGCCTACAAAGGCCGGGTCTACACCCCGGAGAGCATTAAGAGCGCCAAGGAGGACCGGGCAAAGGCCAACGGTTGGGATAAGCAGTTGGGAGCTGCTGCCACGGCAGCGAAGAAGCTCTACATGAAGCCGCTGGAAGATTTCCAGCAGAGCATCAAGGAGATGCAGGGCAAATGCAAGGAGATTTCCGGAGCGATTGACGCACAGGTCAAGGCTGTGGAGGCTGCCGAGAAGGAAGAAAAGGCTTCTACCCTGCGCCTGATCTACCGGGACAACATCGGCGAGTTGGAGGCCCTTATTCCGTTTGAGCGCCTGTTGGACAGCCATTGGCTGAACAAGACGTTCGCCATTGCGGAAGCAAAAAAGTCCCTGTGCCAGTCCATCGAGAACATCCGCAGCGATCTGGAGTTTATCCGGGAGAACTGCGGGGAGGATGTGGAGCCGTGTACCACGGAATACCTCCGCAACCTGAGCACCAACGAAGCCGTTCGCGAGCATAACCGCCGCGAGAAGTCCCGGCAGGCGCAGAGAGAGGCAGAGGCCGCGAGAAAGGCGGCAGAGCTGGCGCGGGCCGCCGCTCCGGTAATTATTCCCCCGACTGCCGAAGAACGCGAGATGAAAGCGAGAGCCGCTGCTGCAACGCAGGCAAACGCATTCATCACGCCGGAAGGTCGTCTGGACGCGGAAGCGATGCAGAGCTTCGCCGCTGCGCAGGAGACATCCTCCCGCAAGCGCTATTACTTCTGGGTCGAGTTCACCAAAGAAGACATTGCATGGTTCCGCAGCGCTGCCAAGGAACGCGGGTTCGATTTTGGCAGCATCAAATAATCTTCAATATTCTAGGAGGTAACAAAAATGGGTTTCACTTCACGCGCTGGCGCTGCTGCGCCGAATACCACTACCACCGTTCAGAGCCGTTCCTTCGCTGCTCAGGTCAAGCAGACCGAGGCGATGCAGCCGGTCGTAGAATCTAAGCCGGTCGAAATCGAGAGCATGGACGGCCAGCACATCACCGTCACCTTTGATGATGTGAAAAATTTCATCTGCAAGGATGCAACGGTTGCAGAGTGCCGCATCTTCCTTGAGACATGCAAGCAGTACCGCCTCAACCCCTTCACGAAAGAGTGCTACTTGATCCACTACGACAACAAGAACGGAGATACCGCTTCCACCATCGTACTGGGCAAGACCTGTTACATGAAGATGGCCGAGCGTCATCCGCAGTATGACGGATTTGAAGCTGGCGTTATCGTGTTCGTGCCGGAAGTCGGCGAGATTATCCACCGCGAAGGCTCCATCGTCTACGAGGACGAGCAGCTGGTCGGCGGTTGGGCTAAAGCCTACCGCAAGGACCGCAGCCGCCCCTTCTACGAGGAAGTGAAGCTGAGCGAGTACGACACCAAGAAATCCATGTGGGTGACGAAGCCCGCGACCATGATTCGCAAGGTTGCGCTTGTTCACGCGCTGCGCGAATCCTTCCCGGCCACGTTTGGCAGCCTTTACGATGAGAGCGAGGTCCCGGTAGATGCAGAAGCAGCCTACCGCGAGGTCGAGAGCGAGCAGCCCGAAATCGGCGCTATGCAGCCCCGCAAGCTGAAGCCGAAGAAGGAGCAGCCTGAACCGCTGGCAGTCGAGACCGCCGACACCAGCGATGATCCGTTTGGCGGTGATGGCGAATGATTATTCAGACAAAGACCGGGACGAAGATCACCGGAACCCTCTCTCGCGACCCTAGTCTAAAGGAAACGAAGACCGGAAAGCCGTTCCTCAGCTTGAGCGTCAAGGCTCATAGTACAAAAGATGCCTCCGGCAACCGGAGCAATATGTTTGTCGAGTGCTGTATTTGGAGCGATCTCGACAATTGGGACGGCCTCCTGCAGAAGGGCGATTTTGTCGAGATTTGCGGCGGCGAGCTGAAAAGCAATACCGGCGCGAACGGTACAACCTACTGGAACCTGCAAAACGTCGAGGGCGTTGTCGTTGGCGGGCTTGTTGCTGCCCGGTGGGTGCAGCAGGGCATCGACATTATGCAGCAGTTCTGTGACCAGCCCGGACAGCCCCAGACGGACGGTTTCGAGCCGGTAGACGGTGAAACGCCCTTTGACGCAGGCTCTGAGCCGCCACAGAACGCTTCTGCGCCCGCACCGGATAAACAACCGGCCCCGGCGGCAGCGCCCGATTACAACGGCGATGACCGCCCGATTTCGGACACGGACGACTTGCCGTTCTGATTCACCGTTGAGAGAAAGGAGGTGAGCAGATGGCGGACGAAGCCGAGAATGCCCGCCCGAAAGGGCTGCTGATACCGTTCGACAAGCTCAAGCTCCTAAGCATTCTGGATGATAAGGCGTTCCGGGAAGTATTCCTTGCAATGGCCGGGTATGTCCAGAACGGCATCGAACCTGACGCGCTGGAGCCTATCGAGCAGATAGCCTTTGAATCAATGCGTCCGTTTCTGAACGAGAACGTCAAGACGTACCAGCGGGCAGTCTTGGCGCACAGGGAAGCAGGACGAAAAGGCGGACGGCCAAAGAAAACCGAAGATAACCATTTGGTTTCTGACAAAAACCAAATGGAACCAAATGGTTTTTCTGAAAAACCAACTGAAACCAATAGCCCCCTAAAGTACAAAGTACAAAGTACAACTGATACTAACGTATCAGATATTACTACTGTTGTTGTTACGCAGAGTTCGGCGGATGTAGACCTTGCAAGGATAGTCCAGCAGTATGAAGCAGTTATTGGAACTTTCCCGCGCTCTGCTCTGGATAAGCTGCAAGGCTGGCGAGAGCTGTACAGCACAGAAATGATTTTGCTGGCAATCGACCGGGCAGCGGAAGCAAATAAACGGTATTGGGCCTACATAAACGGCATCCTGTCCAACTGGAAGCGTGAAGGTGTTCGGACACTGGGCGATGTAGAGGCCAGCGATGAAAACCACAAGCGCCAGCAGGACCGGCCCGGCAGATCGCCCCGGCAGCCCGCAGAGAGCGTAGATGACCAGCTGACCCGCGTTCTCGCAAATATGGACAGAAAGAGAGGTTTTGAAGGATGACCAAAGAAGAAGCCGCACAGCTGATTCGGATGAACTTCACGCTGTACAAGCTGGGAAGCAAGCCGCTGACGGACGAAGAAATGGAAACCACACTGGATGTCTGGACATATCAGTTCCGGGATTATCCCGGCGATGTGGTCAAGCGGGCGTTTCTGGCCGCGAATCGCGTCTGCGTCTATCCCATCACGGTGGCCGATATCTACAAGCAGCTTTCTCACAGCATCAACCCCGAAGCAGAGTGGGACGCGCTGGCAGATGCAGCCCGCAAGGCGCAGAAATACATGAACTGGAGAAACTTCCCGATGGTGACCGGTATTGACGAGAAGGGCGGGCTTATCCGCAGCGATGGCACGGAAGAGCTGAAAGCGCTGTACGACAACCTTCCCCCGGCGGCCAAAACTTACGCAGGGAGCGTGAGCGGCCTGAAGGAGCTGGCCATGACCCCGGACCTGACCTATCGCCGGGTGGAATTCCTGAAGCAGTCGCGGGAGGACATCACGACCGCGCCCCGGGAAGCTGCTCGTCTGCGCGGTGGCCCGGAACCGGCGAGACTGGAGGCTGCCAATGCCTAAGTTCAAGGTGTCCGTCGAATGTCATACGCCCGGCAGGGATGAAATCCACTGCCTGAAGCTGGAGGCCGACGACGAGGGCGACGCAGCGATTCAGGGCATCTACCACGCCCGCGACCGCTGGCCGGATGCTTGGACGATCACGGTCCGCAAAATCCGCAAGGTGGAGGTGGCCCACTGCAATGGACGTTGAACAGCTTTCGTTCTTCACCATGCTGGCCCCGGCGCTGCCCGCTGTGGCGGTCTGCTGCATGGACGGCGACCGGGCGGACGCTGCACCCGCCGAAAGCTGGATGAAGCGTCTTGTGCAGGGTGGAGAGTACGTCGTTCAGGTCGCGGGTCATTCGCTGGTGCTCAGACCGGCAGATGGCACGGCAGACGACGTTCCGGCGGGTCACGAGTATTATCACTACACCATAGGAGAACGCCTGTTCTCAGGCGTCTTTGTTGGGAGAGACAAGGAGTGACAATGAAATACAAAGTAGTCTTTACTGACCTCGGCTGGTACGAGGTCGAGGCCAAGAGCCGAACGGAGGCGGAGGAAACAGCCCTTTTTGCCGCCCGCAGCTTTCACCCGGAACGGGAGAAGTTCGAGATTGAGAAAACGGAGGTGCTGCCGAATGGATGAAGAAATGACCGGCCTTTTTAGGTGCCGCAACTGCGGAGCCGTCTTAGAGGAAAAGGTGGATGTGGCGCGGTCTGTGAGCTGGGCCGTCAAAGACATAACGGAGAATCTTGGAGGGGACGGCATTACAAGCGTGTTTCACAGGACGTCTCTTCCTGAGAGGTTTGTTCTCCACTGGTGCAAAAGGGACAAGGTCTGCATCTGCGACCTTATCGGCTGGAAGGTTGGAAAGGAGGCGCAGGACGATGGCAAATGATGTTCGCCCTGTGGATGCCAATGAGCTGCTGAAGCAGGCCATCTACTGCAAAGAGGAGGACGGCTCAGGCGTGTATGCCGTGCCCATCAGCTGTATCTTTGCCGCTCCCACCCTGAAGGTGGAGCCTCAGGAGGTGGCAAAAGATGGCTGAGGAAAAGAAGATCGCCCGGCTGGTCGATGTTGGCGAACTGGAAGCTGACCTGAAGAAGGACCTCGCCGAAGAAGAGGCCAAGGGCAAGGCTGCCGACATCCTGTTCTGTGAAAGCATCAGCGATGAGCTGAGCGATCTGAGCAATCTGCCTACCATCGACCCGGAGAGCTTGCGCGGTCATGCCAAGTGGGTGAAGGACAAGGAATTGAAGTTTATCATCGTCGATGATGAAAACAACAGTCACGAGGAACCGGCAATTTGCTGTACCCATTGCAAGGCCAAGATTTCGCAAAGCGATTTCGACAGTTGGGTATGGAACTTCTGCCCGGTCTGCGGGTTCAAAATGGAGGATGCGACAAATGGCTGATTGCATCGAACGCGGGCCGCTGCTGGAGGCGTTCAAGGCGAAGTGCTGCGAGGACTGCCCCGGCGGGTATGACCGCGCAAAGTGCAAGAGCTGGTGCGACGCTGCGGACGAGATTGCACTGGTAGAAGATGCCCCGGCAGTCGTCCCGGATGTCCAGCGCTGGCGCGACCCTGACAAAGACCCGCCGAAGGTGGAAACCGAAGTGCTGGTTTTAGTTGACTGCGGCAAAGGCTATTGCATTACGACGGCTTTTTACGAGGATGGAACGGTGTCTCAGTATGAAAGCGTCTGGCAGTGGGAAGACGTCGATGATTACGGCATTTATGACGAAGAAGAGGATTTGTATAGGCTCGCGAAAGGCTGGTGGGAATACCGCCACTTTACACCAGAAGATGCACTGGAATGTCCGATAGATAAGCCGGTCGTAGGCTGGATGCCTTTGCCGCCGAAGGAGATTACAAAATGAGCGAAAAACGTATAGTCTACGCGGAGGACGTGATCCAGAGAATCCGCGCCCTAGCCCCGGAAATTCTGGGCGGCTGGTATAACCCAGACATGGAGAACGAGTTAGAACAGCTTGTTTGCATTGTTGAAAGCACTCCGACGGCAGCAGATACGGACGTCCCGCGCTGGCGCAAGACCGCAGAAGAGCCGCCGACTGAGGATGATGCAAACGAGGACGGCTGCGTCCTGAGCATCAACATGAACCTCGGCGGCATGAACACGACAGATTGGCCGTGGAACGTGGTGGCAGCTTTCCCGGATTGCCTGCCGGTCTGGATGCCATTGCCAAAGAAGCCGCTCTAAAAAGAAGCTATGGGAGATGAAAACGGAAAATGACTTACAAAGAGTTCTTGGAGCGCAAAATCGACATTGCACCCCTGTCAGGCATTGAGATTGACCCCGCCGAGGTCAACCCTGTGCTGAAAGATCATCAGGGCGTGAGCGTCCTGTGGGCGCTGCGTGGCGGTCGGCGCAGCATTTTTGCCCGCTTCGGCCTGGGCAAGACGGCCATGCAGTTGGAGTGGTGTCGCCTGCTTCAGAAGCACGAGGGCGGTCAGACGCTCATTGTGATGCCGCTGAACGTGATGCCGGAGTTCCGGTCGGACGCGGTGAACCTGCTGGGCATGGAAGAACCGCCCTACTGCAAGACCATGGCCGAGGTGGAGGCCAGCACGGCCCCCATCATCCTGACCAACTACGAGAGGGTCCGCGATGGCGATATTGACCCGCACTATTTCACGGCGGTCAGTCTGGACGAGGCTGCAACGCTGCGCAGCTTCGGCAGCAAGACCTACCAGAGCTTCATGCTCAAGTTCAAGGGCGTGAAATATAAGCTGACCAACACCGCGACCCCGGCACCGAACCGGTACAAGGAACTGATTCACTATGCGGGCTTTCTGGAAGTGATGGACACCGGGCAGGCGCTGACCCGCTTTTTCAAGAGGGACAGCACCAAGGCCAACAATCTGACCTTGTATCCGGGCCGCGAGCGCGAGTTCTGGATTTGGTGTGCCAGTTGGGGCCTTTTCCTGCAAAAGCCGAGCGACCTCGGATTCTCCGATGACGGCTATTCCCTGCCCCCGATGGATATCCGATACCATAAGCTCAATAGTCTTGACCGTCCTGCGGAGTTTGAGGCTGACGGCCAGATGAAGCTCGGCCATGATGCTGCAATGGGTCTGTCCGATGCAGCCAAGGAGAAAAGGGACAGCATCGACATTCGCGCCGCCGAGGTAGCCCGCATCATTGCGGAGGCTGCGCCGGACGAGCATTTTGTGGTCTGGCACGATTTGGAGGACGAGCGGAAGGCGCTCAAAAAGGCCGTTCCGGAGATGGTCGATATCTACGGCAGCATGGAGCTGGAAACCAGAGAGCAGCGCGTCATGGACTTTGCACAGGGCCGCACCCGCATCTTCGGAACGAAAAAGAGCCTGTCTGGTTCCGGCTGCAATTTCCAGCGCCATTGCCACCGTGAAATTTTCATGGGCGTCGACTACGAGTTCAACGACTTCATTCAGGCGATTCACCGCGTCTACCGCTTCCTGCAAACGAAGCCTGTTGTAATTGATATTCTCTACATGGACACCGAAACGGAAGTGCTGCTGGCGCTTCAGCGGAAGTGGCGGCAGTATGACGAGTTGAGCGAGCAGATGGAAGAAATCATCAAAGAATACGGCCTCGGCAGCCTTGCGCTTGAGACCCTTAAGAGAACGATTGGATGTGAGAGAGTGGAAGTCAAGGGAAACAATTACACGGCCATCAACAACGACTGTGTGGAAGAGGTCCGGAACTGGCCCACGGACAGCATCGACCTGTATGTGACCAGCATTCCGTTCGGCAATCACTACGAGTACAGCCCCAGCTATAACGACTTCGGCCACAACCCGGATGACGCGGAGTTCTTCAAACAGATGGACTTCCTCACCCCGGAGCTGCTGCGCACCCTGAAGCCGGGTCGCGTGGCTGCAATCCATGTGAAAGATCGCGTGGAGTTCGCCAACGTCACCGGCCTTGCAGCGCCGACCATTGAGCCGTTTCACGCGGACTGTATCGCTCATTTCCGGAAGCATGGGTTCGCGTATTTCGGAATGATTACGGTGGTCACGGACGTTGTCCGGGAGAATAACCAGACCTACCGTCTGGGCTGGACGGAGCAGTGCAAGGACGGCACGAAGATGGGTGTTGGCTGCCCGGAATACATCCTGCTGTTCCGCAAGCTGCCCACCGATTGCAGCCGTGGATATGCCGATATGCCGGTGAAGAAGTCCAAAGAGGAATACACCCGCGCCCAGTGGCAGATTGACGCTCACGCATTCTGGCGCAGCAGCGGCGACCGGCCTTTCACCCGCGAGGAGCTGGAAAAAATCCCGATCTCCAAGCTGCAAAACGTATACCGCAAGTTCAGCCGGAACAGCGTCTACTCCTACGAGGAACACGTCAAGCTCGCGGAAAGTCTGGACAAGGATGGCCGCCTGCCGAGCACATTCATGGTGGTTGCGCCGGGTTCATGGGACATGACGGTGTGGGACGATATCAACCGGATGCGCACCCTCAACACCACCCAGAGCCAGCGGCGGCAGAACCTCCACGTCTGCCCCCTTCAGATCGACATCGTGCAGCGCCTGATTGAGCGGTACAGCAATGAGGGCGAGCTGGTGGCTGACCCCTTTGCAGGGCTGTTCACCGTGCCGTATGAGGCCGTGAAGATGAACCGCAAGGGCAAGGGCGTAGAGCTGAACCCGGATTATTTCCGTGACGGCGTGGGCTATCTGGAATCTGCGGATGCGGAAAAGGATGCCCCCACCCTGTTTGACCTGTTGGAGAACGGAGCCTGAACATGAGCAATGACAACATGAGCCGGAACGCCGAGCACTATGCAGACCCGACTCCCGGCACCGCGATGCGGAACATCCGCAAGGAAGAATACCAGAAAGAGGCCGTCCGGCTGCTGCAAATCAGCATTCTGGTGCCGATGCTGCGTCAGATCGCAGAGTGGTCCGGCTTCGACATCATTGGCCGCATCCCGCTGCGGGACAAGGCCACCGGAAAGGAGTATCGGTAATGGACAACAAAATTCTGGAAGAGGCTCGCGATACCATGCTGACAGCCTGCGAGAAGCTGGGCTGCGCTGGTATCATCAGCAGCTGGACGCGCCGAGACGGTACGGTGGTCAGACTGTCGATGAAAATCATGCCCCACAACGAGGACACCATTGCGGATGCCATCTGCGACATGGACGATGAGGAGCTGGCCAAGCGCCTTATCCCCATTGTCGTAAACCAGATGTGCGCGGATGGGGTCCCGACCGAGGAAGAGGCGCTGAAGTGGCTCCAGCAGCCTGCCAGCTGCCTGAAGGAGTAAGGAGGACAAGATGGCAGAGCATTACAAAATCGACTGTGACAAGGTGGAGGACAGAAAGGCGCTCGTTGTTGTGCTGACCATGAACGGCTACACCGTGCGCATGGGCAAGGAGAAGCGCGGCGGCAAGTCCACCCTGACCTATTTCGTGGAGTATTGGAGGCAGGACAATGAAGGTTAAGACAGCAGCCAGCATTCGCCGCAGCTATATCGGCGCTCGCAGCCGCGCAGAGGGTGCAGGATTCGAGAACATCATCAACAGTGCTTGCGCGTATTACTGCTCCATCGGTTTTGCGGACGTTGAAAAGACCCCGGAACCGATGAAGCCGCTGGGAAGCCCAGACCGTGCAGGGCGTTTTCTCGCCTGTTACACCAAGCAAGCCCAGCCGGACTACAAGGGCGTCCTCAGGGGCGGCAAGGCCGTCAATTTCGAGGCGAAGCACACGGACAGCGACCGCATGACTGCCGACCGTGTGACGCCCGAACAGGCAGCCCGCTTGACCCGCACTGAAAAGCTCGGCGGCATCGCCTTTGTCCTCTGTTCTTTCGGCGGCAGATACTTCTACCGAATTCCGTGGGTCGTTTGGCGCGACATGAAGCACCTGTTCGGCCGAAAGTACATCACCCAGGCGGATTTGGCAGAGTACCGTATCCGCGTTGCAGCGCCCGGAGTGCTGCTGTTTTTGGAAGGAGTTGAAACGAATGCGCCCGATTGAAGAAATCAAGAAGAACCATCGCCTGATGATCGTGCGGGAGGGCTGGGACGGCTTCATGGCCTACCTCGTCCACCCACAGTATAAGCCGCAGACTGTGGGCATCGTTGCATCGTGGGGCGGCGGCTGGGAACACGTCAGCGTGAGCCTCCCGCGCCGCTGCCCGACGTGGGACGAGATGTGCCTTATCAAGGACATCTTCTGGGACGAGGAAGAATGCGTGGTGCAGTTCCACCCGCCGCGCAGCCAGTACGTTGACACCCATCCGTACTGCCTCCACCTGTGGAAGAAAATCGGCGAGACCTATGAGACCCCGCCGAAAGAATTTGTTTGACGAAAGGAGCTACCACATGAGTAAAAGAGAAAACCGCCGCATCCGGCAGCTGGAACGCCGCGTGGCAGAGCTGGAAAAGAATATGCCCGCGGCCGACTGCCAGATTCGCGTTGACGCGGAGAGCTGCGCACCGGAAAAGCTGGCGCAGGACATCGCGGAGGCAATCGCAAAGTCCACCGGCAAGAACGTTCAGGTGCAGCCTGCGCAGACCCGCAAGACCTTCAGCGACACGCTGCGGGAAATCTTTGGCGCAAAGTGACCGGCTCGCAGCCATGACCAGAAAGAGGGGTGTATATGGAGATTAGAGCATGGAGAGCACAGGACCCGGCAAGAGAGGCCGCGTTTATGGAGGTCAAGGATTGGTTCCGCAAGCTGCGAGATCTGGCCGAGGGCATGAACATCCAGCACGAAATGATGGCCAAGCAGCGTGACGCAGCAACCAGAGTGACCCAGAGCTTCAGCGGGATGCCCATGTCTGCCGGAAACGGTGACAAGATTCTGGATGCCGTCTGCAAGATGGACAGCGAGAACCGCGAACTGAGCCGCATGGAATCGGAGCTGGTCAAGCGCCGCATTGAGGCAATTTCCCGCGTGTTCTGCATCGTGAGCGCCGAAGATGACAGTACGCTGCGCATGGCCGATGCTGTGCGGGCCTATTACATCGAGTGCGAAACAACAGACAAGGACGGCTATTTCAAGCTCAAAACCTACGATGACGTGGCTGCCGAATTGGGCATTTCTCGCTCTACAGTTTCGGACGCAATCCGGGAAGGGCTGCAAGCTCTGACCGAAATATGGCCCCACATCAACAAGGATTGTGCATAATAAGCAATATGCACAAAAATAACTCTCCAATTTTCTACATCACCCCGGACTGACATTGTTATGTCTCTGGACTTCCAACAGACTGGGAGACATGATAGAATGACATAAGCGCAACCGCGCAATGCGGCACGGCGCTTGAAAGCCTGCTGACCCCGTAAGCAGAAGTGGACACATGGCCTCATAAACCACCGGGAGCTGACCGCGTTACCCATGCGCGGCACATTCCTTTCTTTTTCTCTCTCACAGGCATCCTCCTAGACTTTCTGTCACCCCCTACAGGGAGTGCGGATAGAAACAACACGCATTTCAGACGGAGGCCCCGGAACGCCAAAAGCGGGTTATGACGTTGGTCCCGCTGGTGTGTGTGTCCATTCCCCAAGCTGCGCCCGACCACCGCAGCGCGGGGATATTATATGCCGTTGTAGCTCAACGCAGAGCGCCGCCTAGCTAAGGCGGGTCACATTGACGATACGCGGGAGATGTTTCCCTCGGCCCTGTCCACCGAGAGCGCAACACTCTTTCAGGTGCCGGTTCAAATCCGGCCAACGGCTCTATATGCTGCCCTAGCGCAATTTGGAGCGCGTTCATGTGTGTAGACATGGAAGGTTCGATTCCGAAAGGCAGCACCGAAAAAACAGAGGGCTGCCCCCATCGTGGGGCGACCCTCTGTTTCGTTTTACCCGCAAGAAAGGAGGACAAGGACAGAATGATTACGAAAGAATTGCTGAAGCTGCCGGTGTCGGAGTTGGTTCCCTATGAGAACAACCCTCGCGTCATCTCACCGGAAGCCGTGAACGCCTGCGCGGAAAGTATGCGCCAATGCACCGCGCTGGACCCCATCGAGGTGGACGAGAACAACGTCATCCTCAGCGGACACACCCGCCGCCTCGCTCTGATGCAGCTCCATGTGGACACCGCTGACGTGGTGCGCTACACCGGTCTGACCGAAGAACAGAAGCAGAAATACCGCATCCTCGCCAACAAAACCGGCGAAATGACCGGCTGGGATTTCTCCAAGCTGGAACAGGAACTCGCAGAGGTTGATTTCGGAGATTTCGACTTCAACTTCGATAGCGAGGCACCGGACGATATCTTTGACGATTCGACCGACCTTCGCAGCGAGTATGACGAGCCGCACGATGACAAGCTGATCTGCCCCTGCTGCGGCCACATCGACCTGAAAGCAAAGTTCAAAAAATTTGAAGGAGTCGCTGGAGATGAACAAAACGGTGAGGGTTGAAAATATTCCTCAGTGCTTTGGAAAACAACACCGCTCGTCTGGATGAACTGGGGTCGATGCACTACAACCTGATGTCCTACTACTACATCCCAAAGAACCCCAAAAGAGCACGGGGCATCATCGAGCAGAGCGAGCGCATCATGATTGATTCCGGCGCACACACCTTCCAGAAGGGCAAGACAAAACTCAACTGGGAAGAGTACACGGAATCTTATGCGCGTTTCATCCGCGAAAACGACTGTGACAAGATCGTTGGCTATTTCGAGATGGATGTGGATAAGGTCATCGGCCTTGAGCGCGTCATAAAGCTGCGCAGACGGCTGGAACAGGAAACGGACAAGATTATTCCTGTCTGGCACAAAGGGCGCGGAATAGAAAACTTCTACCGGATGTGCGAAGAGTACAGCGGCAGGGTCGTTGCAATTACTGGGTTCAAAAATGAGGACATCAAAGATGACCAGTATGCGCAATTCTTGAAGATAGCGTGGCAGCACAACTGCCGTGTTCACTGTCTGGGCATGACCCGGAAGGACATCTTGAAGAAGGTTCCCTTTGACTATGTGGATAGTTCCAGCTGGACGCAGGGCGTTCTATATGGCCGTTTGGGAAGCCGAAAACTGAAAAACGAGGACACCGCCGAGAAACGAGCCGTCATGAGGCAACGGCAGTGGGAAGCTGCATACAAGGAGGCAATGAAGATGCAGGAATACTACGAACGTTACTGGTTTACTGCAACCACCCGACTGAAAGATTCTCTTGGGGGGGGGTACTGATTATGCTGCACAGTAAGATCAAACCCCTCATCTATGCCGCCATGACTGCGGCCATCTACTATGTTCTGTGCGTGGCTATCGCGCCCCTGAGTTATGGACAGGTGCAGTGCAGGATTTCCGAGGTTATCCTTCTGTTCTGTATGCACAACACGTTCGCAGTCTATGGTTATACCCTCGGCTGCGCACTGGCAAATCTGACCTCCCCGCTGGGCATCCTTGATGTCATTGTCGGTTCTCTGGCAAATCTGATTGTCGGCTCCTTCGCTCGCAAGTGCGGCAAGGTGGTTCCGACTGTCCTGTTTGGCACTGTGTTCAACGGTATCGTGGTAGGCGCGGAGCTGTCCATCGTGTACGGCTCTCCGTTCCTGCTGAATGCTGTGTGCGTGGCAGCGGGCGAGGCTGTTTCTCTTTTGGTTGGCGCTCTGCTGTACCATCTGGTGGGCAAGCGCCTTGAAAGCATTTGGAGGTGAGTTGCGATTGGCCGCAAAGGTAAGTTTGAGCAGTGGTTAGAGCCGGAAGGTCTGGCACTGCTTCGCGGATGGGCAAAAGACGGTCTGAAAGACAAGCAGATTGCCGAGAACATAGGCTGCTCAATATCGACCCTCTGCGAATGGAAAAACAAGTTTCCCGCATTTTCGGAAGCGTTAAAAAAGGGCAGAGATGTCGCTGACTACATCGTGGAGAATGAGCTGTTCCAGAGCTGCCAGACGCGCACCGTGACGGTCAAGAAGCCTATGAAGGTCAAGACCGTAAAGGTGGACGGCAAAAAGCGGCTGGAAGAAGAGCGCATAGAGTACGCGGAGGAAGAAGTGGTGGTTCCTGCAAACGTGACAGCCCAGATCTTCTACCTGAAGAACCGGAAGCCGGACAAGTGGAAGGACAAACCGGTGGAGAGTGCAGCCGAGGCCCAAAAGACTGATATGCAGACCCTTGCCGACTTGCTGCAACGGCCTGTTCCCAACCGCGATATCAAGGACTTTGAAGAATGAACATTCCGGCACCATTCTCTGAAAACCAGATGCGTTTCTTCTGGAACTGCTTCGACCACTGGTTCAATGTGGCAGAGGGCGGCAAACGTGGCGGTAAAAACGTCTTGATTACCATGGCCTATTGCACCATTCTGGAAAAGCACCCCAGCAGAATCCACCTGATAGCGGGCGTGTCAACAGCAACGGCCCGCCTGAATATTCTGGACTGTGACGGCTTCGGCTTGAAGAATTATTTCGAGGGCCGCTGCCGGGAGGGCGTGTACCAGAACCGCGATTGTCTGTATATCAAGACGGCCACCGGTGAAAAGATCGTTCTGATTTCTGGCGGCGGCAAGGCTGGCGATGAAAAGCTCATCAAGGGCAACACCTACGGCACGGCCTACATCACGGAGGCCAACGAGTGCAGCAAGGTTTTCATCCAAGAGGTTTTCGACCGCACACTGTCCAGCCCGGACCGAAAGATATTCCATGACCTGAACCCGAAAGCGGAGGCGCACTGGTACTATCAGGACGTTCTGAACTTCCACGAAGAAAAGCTGAAAGCGAATCCGAATTACGGACTGAACTACGGACACTTCACCATCGCAGACAACATGAGCATCTCCGATGACCAGCTGCGCGGTGTCCTGTCCACCTACGACAAGAAAAGCGTCTGGTATGCCCGCGACATTCTGGGCCAGCGCAAGATGGCCGAGGGCCTTGTCTACCCGATGTTCTCGCAGGACAAGCACGTTGTCAAAGGCGAGATTCCATACAGCTCCCGCCACCGCTACTATGTGTCCATCGACTACGGCACGGTCAATCCGTTTGCTGCTGGTCTGTGGGACTTCGACCCGGTAAGCCACCGGGCCATTATGGTGCGTGAACTGTATTACAAGGGCGGCAGCGCGAAGCGTACCGACAACGAAGGATATTACCGGATGCTGAAGAAGCTGATAGGCAATATCCACATCGAATATATCATCATCGACCCTTCTGCATCCTCCATGGTGGAAACCATCCAGAAGTATGCGGAGTGGCTTGTGGTGAAAGCTGACAACGATGTGCTGAACGGTATTCAGGATGTGACCAAATACCTGAACATGGGCCTTTTACTGTTCCACGAGAGCTGCAAGGAAACCTTCAAGGAGTTCGACCAGTATTCGTGGGATGAGGACAAGGACGAAGATACAGTCATCAAGGAGTTTGACCACAGCATGGACCAGATACGCTACTTCTGCCGCACCGCATTGCGGGCAGAGCTGAAGTGGGTCGCATGACGACAGAAAGGGGGTGAAATGCTTTGAGCTTCATTTCCCGATTATGGGGGAGGATAAAATCAATGCTTATTCGTACCGACATCGGAAAGACCTTCGGCGTGGAGCTGATTCAGTCCTCCGAGATGAACGCAGCTCTGACCCTGTGGGACAACATCACGTCCGGTAGGCCGCCGTGGCTTGACCCGGACGATGATGTGCGCACCTACAACATGGGCAAGCATATCACTGATTACAGGGCGCGTCTGGTGTGTCTGGATATCGGCGTGGCCCTGTCCGGCTCCCCGCGAGCAGACTACTTGCAGACCATCTGCAACGACCTGATTAAGCGGTTGCCCGACAAGGTGGCCGATGCGGAGCGTCTGGGCGGCATTGCCATCAAGTGGAACGGCAGCAGCTGGGATTTTGCTCTGCCGGGAGAGTTCGGTATCACCAAGCAGGACGGCAACGGCAACATCGTGGGCGCCATCTTCGCAGAGTACATCACGCACGGCATCGACCATTACACCCGGCTGGAATACCACCGCTTCAAGGACGGCCTGTATCTGGTGACGAATAAGGCGTTCCGGAACAGAGCCATGCAGAACGGTCAGTATACCCTCGGCGCGGAAGTCCCGCTGACGGAAGTTGAAGAATGGGCCGATATGCAACCGGAAGTCCAAATCGAACAGATGGAAACCCCGCTCTTTGCCTTTTTCCGGCTGCCCGGCTCCAACACCATCGACCCGACCTCGCCGCTGGGCGTGTCCGCTTTCGCAAATGCAATCCCGGAGCTAGAAGCGCTGGACATGGCCCTGAGCCGGAAGAACGGCGAGGTTGCGGACAGCAAGCACATCACCTTCGTGGGGCAGGCTGCCATCCAGTACGCCAACGCGCACAGCACCAAGCTGCCGCGCTTCGTCCAAGGTCTGGGCGTGGGCGCTGACGACCAGAAGCCTATCACAGAGCACGTCCCCAAGATGTTGACCGATGACCGCATCAAGGACATCAACTTCGACCTGTCCATGGCCGGTGTCAAATGCGGCTTCAGCGAGGGCGTCTTTGTCATGGACGGCCAGACCGGCATGATTACGGCCACGCAGGTGGAAAGCGACGACCGCGATACTATCCAGACCATCAAGGCAGACCGCGACGCTCTGCGCTGTGCAGTGGAACAGGCTATCAAGGGCGCGGATGCGCTCACCACCCTGCTGGGGGCTGCCCCGCTGGGCGAGTATGAGGTCACGTTCAACTTCGGCGACATCACCTACAACTATGAGGAGGACAAGGCCAGCTGGAAGAACTACGCTTCACAGGGCTGGGTCCCGCTGTGGCTCTACTTCACTAAGTTCGAGGGCATGAGCGAGGAAGAAGCCAAGAAGATGGTTGCTGAAGCCTCGGCAGCCGAAAAGGAAAAGGGCCTGTTTGACCAGCAGTAACCGGAAGGAGGCGGCAGCGCAGTGCTGACACCGCAGCAGATCACCGAACTAGCCGAAACGCTGTATCCGGCGCTGGACGACCTCAACCGGTGGATAACGCTGGACATGATACAGCGCTTCATGGCACGTCTGGGCCGTGGAGAGGATGCTGTACTGTCTGGGACGGACCGGTGGCAAGCTGAGGTATACCAAGCGGCGGGCGGCCATCTGGAGGAACTGCAAAAGAAGCTGAAGCTGTTCACGAAGCAGTCTGACGCCGAAATCGCGGCCATCTTTGAAGATGCAGCGGTCAAGGCGTGGGCTGCCGATTGCGCTGTTTATGCAGCAGCCGGTCACGACGTGCAGCCTTTGGCTCTGTCCAGCCGCATGGTGCGCATCTTGCAGGACGCCTACACCCGGACGCAGGGAGAGGCGCATAACTTCACACGCACCACGGCCAGCGCGAGCCAGAAGCGGCTTTTCAAGGTGCTGGACGAGACCCACTTCAAGGTCGTCACCGGCGCTCAATCCTACACCGCAGCAGTGCAGGAAGCCGTGGACGACCTTGTGCAGCATCAGACGCACGTTGTCTACCCGACCGGCCACCGGGACACCATCGAGACCGCCGTGCTGCGGGCAGTCCGCACCGGTATCAGTCAGGCCACTGGTAACATGACCATGCAGGGCATGATAGACCACGATTGGGACATCATCCGCGCATCTGCCCATCGGGGCGCACGGTACGGCGACGGAGGGCAAAACCCCGGCAACCACTTCTGGTGGCAGGGCAAGCTGTACAGCCGCACCGGGCGAACGCCGGGCCTCCCACTCTTTGTCGAGGCGACCGGCTACGGCACCGGCGAGGGGCTGGGCGGCTACAACTGCCGTCATAGCTTCGGCCCCGGCGATCCAAACCACAACCCTTTCCAGAACTTCGACGAGGAAGAAAACCGCAGGGTCTATGACCTCACGCAAAAGCAGCGGGCGAAAGAAGCCCGAATCCGGCGCGATAAAGTCGAGATGGCAGGTTATCAGGCCGCAGCCGAAAACGCCACAGACGACGCTCTGCGGGCGGCTCTGGAGGACAAATCGGCCAGAGCGGCGGCAAGGCTGCAAAAACACACGACGGATTATAACCAGTTCTGCCGGGAAAACGACCTGAAGCCGCTGAACGACCGGCTGTATGTTGCCAAACGCTCACAGGCTGCCGCACCAAAGGCGGCACGTCAGAGCGCGACCACCCCGCAGGCTGTGTTCGGCTCTATGCGCGGCAGCGGCGGTGATGCAGGGCAGCAGGGAGAGAGCGTTCACCGGTATCTTGGCAAGGTTGACCCCGCCGAAACGGAACAGGTCGAAGCCCTGAAGAACACATTCTGCGAACAGTACGCATCTTCCGCCGTGGAGAACATGATGGTCATAACCAAAGACGGCGAAGTTCATTTTATGACCGACAATAACCCGCGCGGGGTTGACTGTTCCTATCTGGGTGATAAACTGAAAGGGAGCTACAACATCCACACCCATCCGCCTGATACGACGCAGTATTCTTTCAGCACGGATGCAGACATTCCAGCAGCGTTTTCCGACGGCACGGCTATCATGGAGGCGGTAGATTACAAATACCGATACCAATTTGTTGTGCCGAGCGGCATTACGCTTGAACAATGGGAAGCTGTATGCGAAGCAGTGCAGGAAGAACGAAACTCTATTATGACGGCCAGAGGATATGACTTCGGCAGCTACGAAGAAAATATCCAGCACGTCATAATTGACGAAACGTGCCGCAGACTGGGCGTGAAGTGCTACCGCAGGGAGGCCAGAAAATGAGTTATACAGTTGAGCAGATAAACGAGTTGACCAAAGAAAGCGTTCGCCGCGAAAGGGCTCTTGTTGCTGAGTACAAAAGGACACACTCTGTTCCAAGCCGCGCCACGATTTCCACGCCGGAGATTGATGCAGAACGCGCAGAGCAGAAGCGCTTGTATGGTGAATATCTCAAAGCTCTGGCTCAAAACCAATAACCGTTGACCACGATGCAAACCGCACCGTGGTTTTTTCATGCCCAAAAACAGAAAGGAAAGCACAATGAGCAAGAAAATCTTTATCAGCCAGCCTATGAACGGCAGGACGGACGAACAGGTTTTGAAAGACCGTGCGTGTCTGATTCACTGGGCAAAGAAGAAAATCGGCGAGGATGTGGAGCCGCTGGAGACATTCTTTGACGACTTCGGCCCCGCTGCAAAACCGCTGGATTATCTGGCCCGCAGCATCGAATTTCTGGCAAAGGCTGACGTGGCCGTGTTCGCACCCGGCTGGCAGGGTGCCCGCGGCTGCCGCATTGAGCATCAGTGCGCTGCTGACTACGGCATTCCCATCATGGAGGTATCGACCTGTGGCGAGCTGCTTAATGTCTGACGCACCCTATGCGCCGTGGCTCTCTGACGTTCTGGCGATGCTGGAGGAAAACAAAATCGACCGCATTTGCGTTGCAGCCCCGCTCCCCGGCGGCGAAGTGTTTACCGGTTACTACCACATGGACATGATGGACAAGGCTGTTGTCGCGACGAACATTCAGGCAGACGCCACGCTGGATGCAGTCTGCGCCAATGGCCGCCGCATTCAGGAGGCGTGGGAGGAAGAAGGTGAAACCGATGGATGAATTTGACCGCGATTTTAACCGAATGAAGAAGCGGTTCTGGATTTTCTTTGGCATTGTAATTGCCATCATCATTGCTATGACGATTTTGAGCGTCGTTTTGAACATCTACTATGTCAAGGGACTCTTTAACGCTGATATCCCTGAATGGCTGAAATGGGCCATTCTGACTTTCGGATAACCCGCAATATTTCGCTTTACAGCACGATGCACTTGCACCGTGCTATTTTTATGCCCGCTGCGGCCGCATGAGGCCAAAGAGGGCGCAATATCAGTCTACCTGCGGACTTAACAAGGCAGGGGCAACAAGTCAGAGCGACGACTTAAAACGCTTAGTTGCTGAACCGGAGGTATCCCATGAAAACCAGTGAACTGAAAGACCTTGGACTGAATCAGGAACAGATCGACGCGGTCTTTAAGCTCAACGGCCTCGACGTGGAAAACGCCAAGGCCCCCATCGCCACGCTGACGGCGGAACGTGACGACCTGAAAACCCGCTTGGCAACCGCAGAGGACACCCTGAAAGGCTTCGATGGCAAGTCTGCCGATGAAGTCAAGGCGGAAATCGCCCAGTACAAGAAGCAGGCCGAAGATGCCGGTAAGAACTTCCAGCTCCAGATGACCCAGCGTGACCAGCGCGATTGGGTCAACGGCCAGCTGGACAAGTACGGCGTTTCCTCTCCCTACGCCCGCCGCCAGCTCGCCGCTGACGTGATGGACGAAAAGGACGGTCTGAAGTGGAAGGATGGCGCATTTCAGGGCTTCGACGACTTCATGAAGAGCGCAAAGGAAAAGGATTCCGGCCTGTATCAGACCGCCGAGGAAAAGGCGGAAGCTGAGAAGCAGGCGCAGCTCGAAAAGAAGGCTCCGAAAATCGTCGGCCCCACCGGCAACACCACCCCGACGGAAACCAAGTACACCCCGCCCAAAATTTTCTAAACCGAAAGGAAGGTAAACCACTATGGCAAGAATCGAATCCCTTAGCATCCTGACCACCGACACTGGCAAGGAGTATCTGGCCGAGCTGTATGGCAAGGTCATTGAGAACGTGCAGAAAGCGCTGGTTTCTGCCGACATGAAGAACACCGACCTGTCCGGCGACCCGACCGCTGGCACTGTGGAGGCAAAGCGCTTCGCAAACGCCACCTCCGCAAACTATGGCACTGCCCGCAAGGCTGGCAAAGGCAGCCAGATCAAGGCCAAGGCCGTGACCGTTGCCATCGACAACGACAAGGAAATCGTCGAAGAGATGGAAGAGAAGGACGTCAAGCTGTATGGCGTTGACGGCGTTCTTGACCGCCGCGCTGCGAACCACGTTCTGCGCATGGCCGCAGAGCTGGACAAAGAGTTCTTCAAGGCAGCAGATGCCGAAGCTGTCAAGGTTACTGTTGCCACCGGCGCAACTGTGGAGGATGAGCTGGAGACCGTCATTCAGGAGGCGGAGAACACTGCAAACGACTTCGTGGACGGTGTGCCTCGCTCCATGATGCGGCTGGTCACTTCTACTGCCTACTATGGCAAGATTCGCAACAACCTCGACAAGATGTCCCGCGCCAACGTGGACACTGCGGCAGAGGAGTTTTACGCATGGCATGGCGTCGAGGTCAAGTCCTGCACCCATCTGCCCGCTGGCTGCGATTACCTGCTGATGGTTGACGGCGCTGTGGCGCAGCCTGTCATGGCAAGCACCTACACGGCCGAGAAGATCCCTCTGTCTGAGGCCACCGCTGTCAGCCTGTTCTATCACTTTGGCACCAAGGTCGTCACCCCTGACCTGATTTTCAAGAAGAAGGGCGCAGAGTAAGAGAAAGGAGCTATCATAATGGCAAAGTTTAAGAACATCGTCACCGGCAATGTGCTGGAGACTGACAACCCGCTGACCATCAAACTGATGGAGAACAGCGACCGCTATGAAGCTATGGACGCGCCCGCCGTTGAGGCCGCAGCGCCCACCAAGAAGTCCGGCAAGGCAAAGGCCGCAGCGGCAGCCGAAGAGGACGCCTGAGCGGAGGTGTAAACCATGGCGTATGCGGATTATGAGTTCTACTCCACCCGGTATTTTGGCGACGAGCTGACCGAGGCGACCGCGCCGAAATGGCTGGAACGTGCGAGCGACGCTGTTGATACTATCACCTTCTACCGGCTGGCGCAGGGTATGCCCGAAGATGACGCTCATGTTGCCCGGGTGAAGAAAGCCGTGTGCGCTCTGGCAGACATCCTCTTCCGCGTTGAGCAGCAGCGCACAGCAACGGCGGCCAGCAAAGATGCACAGGGCAATCTCCGGCCCGCCGTCGCCTCTATGACCTCTGGCAAGGAATCTGTGTCCTATGTGCAGTCTGCGGAGGCGTCCGTGTACGCAAAAGCTGCATCCGACAGCGCAGCGCTGAACGTCCTACTGCAATCTGAAGCAGAACGCTATCTCGCCAACGTTCCCGGCCCGGATGGCGTGAACCTGCTGTATGCGGGGGTGAGATGATGCACGACCAGACCATAACGCTGTACAACTACCATGAACCGTCTGGCCTCTGGCATACGACTGTGTTTGAGGGTGTGCAGCTTGCTGCGGCCAGCGCGAGCAGCGCGACGACGCACGGCAACAACGGCGGCGATTCGGTGAGCATCATCATCCCGGCAGCAGCAGACAAAACGGCCGGCGCACGGCAGTACATCGGCCCGAAAGCCTATGCAGCGCGAGACGCACCCGGCGAGTGCTTCACGTTCTGGCCGGAGCATGATTTCGTCGTTGTCGGCAGCTGCCCTCTGAAGCAGCCTGTTTCTGAGGACGACTACGACAACGGCTTATACCACGAGATGAACCATGGGCAGGATGAAGTCTACATGATTACTTCGGCCTCGTTCTACGGACTCATTCCACATTTTGAAGTGGAGGGACGCTGAATGAGCGATACGGAGCATTTTCAGGGCTTTTCCTGTGTCCATGGTAATTTTTGTGCGGAAATCCATTTCGACCGTTTTTCTCGGCAGTTTGCCGCTGCTCAGGAATGGTTGGCAGAACAGGTGCTTGCAGACTGCAAACCGTTCATGCCGATGGAAACCGGAAGTCAGGTTCAGCGCTCGTATGTGGACGAGGGCGGCAAGCGGGTCGTATTCCCCGGCCCCTATGCGCGGTATCTGTATGAGGGCAAGGTCATGGTCGATTCCGAGACCGGCAAAGGTCCCATGAAGATACCGGACGGCTCCGGCGGATATCTGCTGCGCTTCCGCAAGGGTGCAACACTGGTTCCGACCGACAGGCCGCTGAACTACTCGACCACTGCAAACCCGCAGGCGGGCGACCATTGGTTTGATGCTGCGAAAGCTGCAAATCAGGACTATTGGCTGGAAAGGGTAAAACGCATAGGAGGTGGAGGCGAAGATGCCTAAAGCGAACGCCGCCGTCAAATTCGACGTTGACGGCTCTGAAATCATGAGCAAGGTGCTGATGGAGCTGCTCAACACCTGCCCCGCACTGTGCGGCCGGAAAATTACATTCTCCACACTGGGCGAGGACGACGGCCTTGCGTTCTTCCCATCGGTGGGCGCGGCTGTCACGTCCGAGAAAGAGAGCATCACCGGGCACGTCAATCAGGTCTGCGCCTATCCGTTTGACATCGTGCTGCGCTGTGCCCCTAAGACGGAGGCTGCAAGGATGCGGAGTAAGGAGCTGCTGGACGCCATCGGGCGGTGGCTGGAACGCCAGCCGGTCACGGTGAACGGCGAGCAGTATACCATGAGCGCATATCCGGTGCTGGCAGAGGGGACGCGGGAAATCCAGACCATTTCCCGCACAAGTCCCTCCCACCTGAATGCGGCCTATCAGAACGGCGTGGAAGATTGGCTGTTCTCTGGCAGCCTGAAATACAAAAACAGTTTTGACCGATAAGGAGAGATCACAATGGCAAATATCGAGCGCAAGCGGCTGGCCCATTATATTGATGCCAGCTTCGATGCTACCGGCAATACCCCGAAGTATACCCGGCTGGGCAAGGACCTCGAAGAGTACAATCTGGAACTGAACCCGGATGTGGAGGTCAGCAAGAACATTCTGGGCGAAACCACCTTGAAGCACTCCGGCTATGAGCCGCAGAGCGAGGTGGACACCTTCTATGCAGTGGAGGGCGACCCGCTGTATGAGAAGTTGGAAGCCATCGCAAATGGCCGTCTGACCGGCGATGACTGCCTGACCACCACTGTGGATGTGCTGGTTGACAGCAAGGGCAAGGTGGCATGGGCATACCGTGAGAAGGTCATGGTCGTGCCTACCTCTGTGGGCGGCGACACCAGCGGTGTGCAGATTCCGTTCACCATTTACAACGCAGGCGAGCGCGTCAAGGGCAACTGGGACACCACGACCAAGGCGTTCACCGAGCTGCCCGGCAGCGATAGCGAATAATCGACAATAAAGCATGAGAACAGGGCGGTCAGCGTGGGGTTGGCCGCCCTATATTTTTAGGAGGCAATATGAATATCAAGAAAGAAGTAAACTTCCCGAAGCCGGTAGATAATGTGGGCATCGTCATTGACGATGGCACGGAGGAAGTGCCTATCACGAATCTGCGCGGCCAGCGTGTCGGCGTGTTCTATGTGCGCCCGACCGACCTCGGCATCGTGAACCGCTATGACGAGTTCATCAAGGACTTCGATTCCATTCTGGAACCCATCCAGAGCTTGAGCGTCAACGGCGATGGCACCGCGAAGGACAACGACACTAAGACCATGGATGCGCTGAAAGAGGCCGAGAAGCGGCTGTCTGATAAGCTGAACGCCCTGTTTGATGGCAACTTCGCAGAGGCGTTCTTCGGCAAGATGAACCCCTTCTCTATCGTTGGTGGCCGCTTCTACTGCGAGGTGGCAATCGAGGCCGTGGGCGCGTACATCGAAAAGCGCTTCGACCACGAAATGAACCTCGCACAGAGCCGTGTGGACAAGTACACCCACGGCTACCGCACTGGCAAGCACCGGAATGGCGGCAATAAGCGGCGCAGAGGTCCGCAGCAGTGATCGGCGAACTTCCCACCCGGCTGGATGTCAACGGTAAGAGCTACGCCATCCGCACGGATATGCAGGACATCCTGAAGATACTGCAAGCGTTCAGCGACCCGGAGCTGGAAAACGAGGAAAAGGTCTACATCTGCCTGTTCATCCTCTACCGGGATTTCGACCGGATGCCGCAAGATGATTACAGCGCAGCCTATAAGGCGGCGGTCGAGTTCATGGACTGCGGCGTTCACACCGGCAACGGCCAGAACAGGCCCTCGGTGCGGACGATGGACTGGGAGCAGGATGCGCCGCTGATTTTCCCTGCTGTCAACAGGGTGGCCGGGTGCGAGGTGCGCAGCATCCCGCATCTGCACTGGTGGACGTTCATGGGCTATTTCATGGAGATCCATGACGGCATCTTCTCACAGGTCATGACGCTGCGGGCCAAGAAAGCCAAGGGCAAAAAGCTGGAAAAGTGGGAAAGGGAGTTCTGGGCCGCCAACAAGGACATCTGCACTCTGAAGGAACGTCTGTCCAAGGAAGAACAGGATGAACTTGACCGGCTCAACAAACTGCTGGATTAAGGAGGTGGCAAAATGGCAGGACAGGCAGACGGCTCTATTGTCGTTGATACCGAACTGCAAACCCAAGGTTTCGACAAGGGCAGCAAAGAGATGCAACGCGCTATCGGCTCCCTGCAAACCAAGGTAAACAACCTTGCACCGACCATGAAAAAGGCGATGCGGGGCAGCGCCAGCGCCTTAGAATCCTTTGACGGCAAGGTGGGGCCGATGCAGGAAACGATTTCTGCGTTGGAGGAAAAACTGGGCCAGCTGGGCAGGATGCGGATTCCGACCGATGACTACAAGTGGCTCCAAACGGAGATCGGCAAGGCCGAAAAGGAGCTTGGCAAGCTCCTTGACAAAGAAACCATGTATGAGGATTTGGATGTGTCTAAATCCTCGCAGAAGTGGAAGAACCTGCAATACAACATCGAACAGACCAGAAACAAGTTGGAAGATTACAGAGCGGAAGCGGCCCAGATGGAGAGCGACGGAACCGCGTTCACCTCCGGTGCTGATACCGCAGAATACCAGCAGATGAGCGATGCCCTCGATGCCACGAAAGAAAAGCTCGACAGCATGGTGCAGCGCGTTGAACGCGGCACATCTGCGCTTGCAAGCTTTGGTAGCATGGCAGGAAAGACCGTTGTTGGCGGCCTGAAGGGCATGGTTTCCATGCTGGGTAAGGGCGCTGCGGCTATGCTGCGGTTGTCCCTCCGTGCAAAGAAAACTCATTCCAGCTTCAATTCTGGCATCGGGACGCTGCTGCGGTACGGCCTGGGCGTTCGCAGTCTTTTCACCCTGATGAACAAGCTGCGCAGCGCTCTGGTGGACGGCTACAAGAATCTGGCCCGGTATTCCGACCGGACGAACACGGCAATCTCGTCCCTGATGTCTGCGCTGACGAGGCTGAAGAACAGCTTCGCAAGTGCATTCGACCCCATTCTTAGGGCAGCGGCCCCGGCGCTGGTCACTCTTATCAACCTGATTTCCGAGGCGGTCTCCAAGATTGGTATGCTGACAGCTGCGCTGACCGGCGCAAAGACGTACACCAAGGCGACCACGATTCAGGAAGATTATGCAAAGTCGCTGGATAAAACATCGCAATCGGCCAAAAAGGCGAAAGCCGCGCTGGCCAGCTTTGACGAGCTGAACATTCTGGACGACAACAGCAGCGACAGCACGAAGGATGACGGCTCTGTTGACCCCTCCAAGATGTTTGAGCAAGTCCCCATCGACAGCGCAGTGCTGGACTTTGCGGACAAGCTCAAAAAGGCATTTGAGGAAGCAGACTGGAAAGGTCTGGGCGAACTGCTGGGCAGCAAAATCAACGAGCTGGTAGACAGCGTGGATTGGTCTGGCTGGGGAACCAAAATCGGCAAGGGCATGAACGCCGCGATTCAGACCTTGTACTACACCGTGGACACGGTGGACTGGGTGAACATCGGCAAACATCTGGCCGAAGCGGTCAACAACATCATTGATGAAGTGGACTGGAACATCTTCGGGCGGCTGCTGGCAAAGAAGTTCACTGTGGCGCTGGACGTGGCCGGTGGTTTCCTGAAAGAGCTGGACTGGACAGCTGTGCTTCAGGCGTTCACCAGCGGCTTTTCCGGCTTCTACAACGAGCTACAAGAGTGGCTGGAAAGCAAAGACTGGCATCGGATTGGCGAGATTATCACCGCCAAGCTGTCCGACGCGCTGCGCAACGGCAATGTGGAGGGTGCAGTCAAGAGCTTTTTCGACGCTTTTACGGAGGCTATCAACTCGCTGGCCGATCTGATGGATGGCATCGACTTCTATCAGGTGGCAAAAGACCTCGTTGAAATGCTTATCCGGGCCGTGTCCGGCGTGAGCTGGGACGAGCTGACGGAGGCGCTGGGCCGCCTTATCGGCGAATCCGTTGACGCGGTCATTCAGATTCTGTCCGGTTCTCTGGCCGATGTGGGCAACTACTTCAAAGAGAAAACGCAGGAGGTCGGAGGCGACGCTGTTGCAGGCTTCTTCTTCGGCATCAAGGACGCTATCTTCGGCGTTGGTGCATGGATTGTAGATAACATTTTCAAGCCGTTCTGGGACGGCATCTGCGCCGCATTTGAGATTCACTCGCCATCCAAGAAGATGGCCGAGATTGGCGGCTACATTATCGCAGGCCTGTTGGACGGCATCAAAGACCTGCCGTCTAAGCTGAAAGCCAAGCTTGACGATGCGCTGGATAAGGTGGTCAGTTGGGGCAGCGACCTGAAGTCCAAAGTCAAGGATGCTGCTGCGGATGCAGTGTCCAAGGCGGTAGACGAGTTCAAGGATTTGGCCTCTAAGCTGAAACTGAAACTGGACGCGGCCATCGACAAGGTGAAGGGCTTTGCAAAGGACATCGCCTCGTATAATAAAATAGTAGTATTTATAGACCGCTCTCCAGCGGAATGCTACAA